TCTTTATCCCAGTCAGTATAGATACGCTTACATAAAGAATGCAAGAAGTTTACTTGCTTTTCTGTAGCAACTCTATAAGACCCAAAATAGCCCATTTCTAAGCCTTGTCCTTGTCCTGATATAGGCGCAGGGGTTTCGGGGCTAATTTTGCCCTCTATGGGCTTTTTAGGGCTATCTGGTGGGGTTTGCCAAGGGTCGTTTTCTGTGTTCACGTTACGTTGTACTTCCTCTCTAGAAGCAATACCTTTAGTAACAGCAATACCAAGAGCTGCAATAGCACGACCCCAAGCTGAGGTTTCTAAGGTCATCATCTCAGCGCCTTTAGCAAAGCCTCTAGCTGGTACACGTTCCCAAGCCCAGCCACTTGCATAAGCCATCTTGTCGCGTTCAGGGTAAGCAAACGCTTCACCATAAATGTATGTTTCGCCGTTGAACTCCAGGACACCTTTGTATTGAAAATGCAAAGTGCCCTCTGGGAATTTGTCGTAAAACATTTGTATTCTGTCTTTAACTTCTATGTAGTTTTTTAGATAATCCATTTAATTAACTCCTATAAATATGCCGTGGAATTCTTGCAATTGTTGTAGCTTGTTTTCGCAATCACATTCCCTAAAAGTGCATTGGGTTTTGTGGTAAAAAAACATTTTATGATATGCGTCGGTTAATAGTTCTGATATTGGATACCAGACTTTATCCATATATTGCCCCTTTCGTTAAAGAAAGGTTAAGGCTTACCTATGTCAAAACACGGCATTGAATTATAACAATTTGATAACGGCTTTAACGCCAGAGTTCGCCCTCAGCTATGAAAGAACCATCTTTATTAAATGGCACTAGCTCTGGTTTAACTATGCCGTCTTGCTCGTACAAGATTCCAAAGCCTGCCTGCCAGTTAGCGTGCCCCTCTTTCATATAACGCATACCAGAACTATTAAGGTCGCATAGATGCCCCACTTCCATACCCCAAAGTGTTGAAAGATTCCCAGCAAAGCCGTGACTTGCAGAGCTTATGCCCTGTCTGTGTGTATGACCACAAACAACATTCTTACCTGTTCTTGTAGCTAGTCCAAGAGCTGTTTGTCCTGCGTGATTGTAAAGCCTACCCTCGTCGCCGTGACCCATAATTACGCCTTTAGCAACTTCTGTTAAAGACCTGTTATAAGTAACTTTTATATCTTTATCGTTATATCCAAGTAAGTTTTCTATTTTGATTGCATCTATAACACTAAACGCTGGTGCGTGACGACTTATGTATTTTTCAATTCGTATTGTGTGATTGCTTCGTTGTATTTGGAAAGGCTTACTGCGTCCAATAGCACTACGGAATTCTTTGAGCAAGCCTTTCAAACCTATTATATTCTTTTGTAACGAACCCTCAAACTCTAGGGCTGTGCCACGTGCATAAGTTGATATTGTTTGGCAATCAAGTTCATCACCAACACAAAGTAACTTATCTGGTTTAACGTAGGCTATGTAATCTAAAAGACTTTCAACGTAAGATTTCTTAATAAAAGGGTATTGTAAATCTGATATTACGACGTAACGTTTTATAGTTACCTCTTTCGTGTAGGTTTCTTACCTAACTGTGAGTTAATACTATCTATAGTACTACGAATTTTAACAACATCTAACTGTAGGCGTGTCACTTTATCTGATAAAGAACTTCCACCATTAGGAAACAATTGAGATTTCATTTTAATAATTTCTGCAGTTGCCTTAATAACCAAAACAAGAATAGTAATAAGCAAACCAATGATGCCAACAAGTTCATTTATCATTGTCCGTCAAACCACTCAGGGTCGTAAAAGTCATCATCTTCATCTTCATCAGGTGCAAGAGTAAACTGGTATTTTTCAGCTGCATAGTTAATCATTCCAAAAACTGAATGTTGTGGCATATCTGCGTTTGATGCAATCTTGATAGTTTTCTTTTTACCATCAAAAACTTCCATAACGCAAACAAAACCCGTTATCAGTTTTCCGTCTTCGTGAGCTGTATTGACAATTCTTACAAGTTCACTAGCCATAACATCAGGTAGTTCTATTGTTTGCTTTTTTGCTTTAGGTTTGCTCATATTCCAAATGCCTTTCCGTTAAGGTCGCCTGCCTTAGTAAAGGATATATGCAAATGTGAAACGTGAGGGTTAGACCCTTTGTAGACACGCCAAGCCCAATTCTGTCGTGGTGAGGCTATTCGGTGCTGGTGAATAATGTAACTAAGTCTTTTGTCGCCCTTGAGTGCTATCATCTTTATATTCTCGGCTAGTAGCCACGATTCTTTAGATGAGCCTTTAACAAGGTCTGAGTCAATATCTATAGCACGTACCCAACCTTGTTTATCTGGGTTGTGGTCTGACTTACGTGCGTTGTGTGCTGTGTCGCCTATCCAGCCGTCTGAGCGTTTATCTCGTTTAGGATACTTGGCGTTTATTTCGGAGCGTAATTGCTCAGCTGCTTTACTTAATCTTGGTTTTGGCATTAGGGTTCATAGCTCCCATTGAAGCAGCTACGACAGCACCTAATACAGCTCTGTAATCAAGGGCAAAGTCTGTTGCTTGCCAAGCTGCTAAGAAAGCAATTGCAGCTAAAGAAAATTGTTTGTGGTTAAAGGATTGCATCTAGTTCTTCTTTTGTTAGTCCTGCTATTTCTGCTAACTTTTTGATAGCACTTTCACGTGAGTCTTGTTTGGCTTTATACTCGGCTTCAAGTAGTGCTTGTGCATCTGCTGTTGCTTTTCTGTTAGCCAAAAATGTTTCTTTATTTGTACCAGTTAATTCAATAACTTGGTCATCTACACCAATAAAAATTTTATTTGTTGTAGCCATAAACTCTCACTTCTCCTGATATATTTCCAGCACTAGGTATAATTGAAAAACCATCATAACTTGTTGCGCTTTCGTGAAAAAAACCACCTGCACCAAAACCAGCAGCACCAGCCGTTGAACGGTCCAAAAATACATTTTGTCCAGTAGTTATAGCAACTACAAAAGGATTTTGTATAGTTATATCGCAACTATGCACATAACCTGAATTACCTGAATCCATACGAGTAAGAAAAGCACCCGTAGTTTGAGCAGAAGCATTTAATGAACTTATTGAACCACCTAAAGTAATTTGTGGATAACCCCAAAAATAATTAGCACCACTTGCATCTACGCCACCAACTCTAAATTTTATATAAATATTATTATCAAGTGTTGAGGCTGTTGTAAAAAACAAAATCATTTTGTAAGTATCATAAGTTGCACTAAAAACATTATTAACAGATTGACTGGCTACTCCACTAAAACTAGTCGTATTCAGTAATACCATTCCAGCCTTTTTTGTACCAAGGGCTGTGTTCATAGCTGTGTCTATGTCTTGACCAAGCGTGGCAATAGCCGTAGCGCCGTCTTTAACTAAATCTGTTGATTGGGGTATATCAAACCCGTAATTGGTCGTAGTAGTTGCCATTGTTCTAGTTTATCCTTTTCTTAAATAACGTCAAGCCACATAGTTGTATTGTCTAGGTTTTGCCATTGGGTTAATGGGTTGTAGTCTTCCCATTGTACATCAAGGGTTGAGTAGATTGAGTTAGATACAGACATAGTAAGTTCAATGTTTCGTCTACCTAGTGTCCAAGTCCAGCCCTCAACAAAGCCCTCAAAGAACCCAGAAGATATAAGCCCTACTGGGATATTATCCACGTAAAGCAAAGTGTCCATAGACACAGCTAGTAGGTCATCTCTAACAGTATTGGTCATAGCATCATTGGCTAGGTTTACTGATACTTCTTCTAGTGAGGTTCTAGGTGTTCCTCTAAAATTAACAAAGTTTACAGCTTGTTCTTGGGCATCTAATTGTTGAGCTAATATGGTTCTTCTAATTTCTTGTAACAAACCATAATCATTTATTGACGTATCGTTTTGGGCTGCTTCTTCAAGTACTGGGTCGTCGTATTGAATTACAACGCTGTTAACAATGTCGGCTGTTTGTAATCTTGTTTGTATATCAGCATTAGCCAGGTTAGCGTCTAGTTCAATCAAGTTAGTTGAATAGTTAGTTATTCGTCGTTCTGCATCTGCATAACCAATTTCAAAATCGGTAGTATCATACAAGTACCCTAAGCCTGATTGTTGGGTTTCATCTGTGAGATTAAAGGCTTGGTCTATTTCAGCTGTTCTAGCTAGTACTTCATAACGACCTGGGTCAATTGTGTCTATGCCTTGTATGCCGTAACCATCCCAAGTCTCGGTAGTAAAATCGTCCCAAGTTTGTGTGTTACTTAAATCTTCCCAAGCAATAAACAAAGTTTCTTGAAGAATACGTTCAATGCGTGCGCCGTCTAATTCCTCTGGATAACTCACAGCACCAGCCGTACGTTTAACAAGTAAACCAAGTGCACCTATTGCTTGAATTTGTAAAGTGTTAGGTTTACCACCTGCGCCAGCAGCTTCTAATCTGTTGTAAACACCTGAAACTTCACCTGTAAACAATTTAACAAAAGAACCTGCTGAATTTGTAACCTCAATAATTACAACGTCTAATAGTTCAACTACTGGGCTTGCGCCATCTTTGTTTAATAGTTCTATGTTGCAATAACTTGGTTGGGTTGCTTCAAAGAAATCGTTACGACCATAGGTAATTGTGCCACCTGAAAGTATGTCGTCTGTTTGTACAACACCTGCAATAGTGACCCGATAAGTTGGTGTATAAACTGTCATAGGTTTATCTGAAGCCGAAGTTGAAAGGTTTTATACCTGTTGTTTTAGTTGCTGTGTTTGTTACTTTTGTTATTGCTCTAGCTGTGGCTTGTGGGTCTACAGCTGTTTTAATGTTGTTGTTTACAATTATTGTGGGCTTCTGTGTGTTAATTCCTACTAAGCCTTGTACTTTGCCTGATAGTGGCGCATCTGGGGCAAATTGTCCTGTCGCACTTGCAAATTGACCTATAAGGGAATTGTCGAATGCTGTTTTGAAATCTCTAAACTTTTGAACAGCTGAGTCAATTCTTGTAAACAATCTATCTAAGCCCTCAGTCATATCTGTTAATAAGTTAATAAATCTAACAAAACCTGATTCTTCACCTGTTGAATCATCAAACGACCCAGCTAATGAACCAAGCCCTGAACCAAGGTCACGTAAGGCTTTTCCTAAATCATAACCTGCTGTTTCGGCATCTTCTGAAACTTCACCAAAAGTTAAAAAGGCTGGAACAACAGATTTCTTTTTACCTGTTAAGCCGTCAATAATTCCTTGTAAAGCAGGTGCAAGAGTATCTGTTGCAAACTTTGCAAAGCGTTCAAGTAATGGTAAAAGTGCTTGACCTAAACTTTCTTTCGCTTCATCTATTGCAACCTTAAACCTTGCAAGACGACCAGCAAAAGTATTAGCTGCTGCATCAGCTTGTCCCTCAAAGGTTTCAGATAAAGCAATAACGGCTGCATCAAAATCTTTAGTCTTTACAATGTTTTCATCAAGAGGCACGCCAATACGTTTTAATGCGCCCAAGTTGCCGTCATAGGCTTTACCAAGGGCTTCGGTAACTGTTGCTAAATCTTTACCTGTACCTGCAGCAATATCTAATGCAAGTTGTTGTAGTTTTTGTGCTTTGGTAACGTCTTGTGTTGACCTAACAAGTCTGTCAAGGCTTGGGCGTAATTGGTCATCTGCTATACCTGTAGCGCGTGCTGTTTTGTCAATATAATCTTCTGTGGCTTTAACTTGAGCGTCTGTAGCCTTAGTTACGTTCTTAAGTGTTTGTGCTAAAGATATTTGGGCTTTCTCATCTTCAATGGCTGCTTTAACAGCATCTACACCAATTTTAATTGCAGCAGCACCAGCAGCAGCACCAAGAGCTGCAAAAGCCAAAGCACCAGTTTTAAGTGCGCTACCTAATTTATTGCTAAAACTTTTTGTTTCTTTATCGGCTTTATCTAGTCCGTCTATGAATTGTTTAGTGTCAGCAAGTAACGCTAGTTTAAGTGTCCTAATGTCAGCCATTATAAACCTGCTTTCCAAGCGTCTCTAATTTTTTCATAACCTTTAAGCCATTCCTGAGCAATTGTAGGTTGAAATCTTGACATAGCACGATACAACCACCAACCCTCTTTACCACCCTTGCCAGAGCGTCTAGGGAACTGTTTGTATTGCTTTGACCCGAATTCATTACCCATTATCACATAACCAGCACTAAAAGCACTAGAGCCAACTTTACGATTACCACCAATACTAAAACTTGGTGCTTTATCAGACTTAGATATTTTAATCGAATCAGCAACGGCTTGTGCTTGTTTAACATTATAAGGCGCACTACTAGCTGCACCTTTAGCATAATTAGCACCTCTTTCAGCCAACGCGCTAGCAATCTTTTTCATATCATTCTTAGCAATATCATCCATCTTACTAAAAGCACGAAGTAAACCTCGGTAATCTTTATCAACTTTGACTAATTGAATTGCTTTAGCCATTAGCTTGCTCGTTCAATATGTCTATAGCCGTTGCCCATATTTCGGGTTCGGCATTGAGCCAATAGTCCGGTGTTATCCCAGTTGCTATTGCTAGTTCTACTGCTACTCGCCCGACGCTTCGGGCTTGGTAAAATTTGCTGTCTCAAAATCAGAAGCTGTAATATCGGTGACTTTGCTTTTCCAGGTATCAAAGCTCTCGACTTTTTTGGTAACACGTTGTTGAATTTTGTGAGCCAAGAATAAAAGTAATGTGTTACTTGGTGTG